CTTTTAACTCTAGCTATCTCTGTGTCAGATATTTCTCTTGTCTCTACAAATCTATTTATAATATCATCAACTTCAGCATCCACCTTCGCTAAAGAATCTGCAAAAATATCTACCTCTGTTTGTGATTTTTTTAATGGTCTAAACACTGATTTGTTCTTTTCAAAAAACGCTAGAGCTTCATTACCAATTCTATTTAACTCAGGTAATGTCGTAGACTCTCTGCCTTCTTCTTGTAATTTTCTGAGTGTAGCTAATAATTTTTGTTTTCTACCAGCCGCCGCCTGCATAATGTCAGATTGTATCTCATCCGCAAACTGAACCTTAACAACATTACTTGCGTCCACTGATGATGCTTTTGTAATTTGCGTATCAAGATCTCTTACCTTAACAATTAATTCGTCAATCTGATCTAACAAACCTGGGCTTATTTGAGCAAGTGTGTCACCATATTCAGAAAGCATTTCTTCTAATGACAATTGATTAATAAAATTAATGTCGTCCTGACTTAGATTTCTTCTTACAGCCTCTCTATTTAATTTATTTATTGCTTCAGCGTATAACCCTGCAACCTGTCTTTGTGCTCGTTCTCTTTCACGAGTAAGACCAGGTATTTTTGATTTACCTGCAGGTGCATCTAATTTAGTTGGTAGTAAAGCTCTTCTCTCAGATAGCCTTGTCCATCCAACTACATAATTATTATCACTGCCGCCTGGTAAACCAAAACCATGATTTTGTATACTTTCACCTGCAAAAATTGATACTGGTTGACCTGCTGTATCACCTGGTAATTTATCCATGGGTATATACAAAACACGCTCTGATGTAGTGCCTGGTATAAATCCATCTTCTCTGTAACCCTCATATGCTACGTTTACTTTTTCACCAGATGGATTAATAATCTCAGATCCTTTACCTGTTGCGTGCACGTGCATACCTCTGACTGGTGCAGATCTAATTTGTCTTATAACAGCATCTTTAGGTATTGGTGTTACTTCATCGAAAGCTTTTAACAAATTGTTGATACCGTAATCTTCAAGCTCTGTTTTTTTAATTCTATTTTTTGCAAAGAAATCAATGAGTGCTTGTTTATTAGGAAATATTACTGGCGTGTCTGGTCTTTGTAATACTTTTTCGGCATCAGAATAAAATACTCCTGTTAGTGGTTGATTAGTTTTTGGTGTTGCAGCTACATCTGTTGAGCTACCAAGATCAACTTTTTGATTGTCTTCAGGAGTTGGATCAAAAAAGTCTTGCTCCTTATTTAATTTTTCTTGCTCTAAACTTTGTAATTGTTTTTTCGTAGGATTATCTAATGCCTCTTTTGGTGTAGGTATAGGTGCTGTTTCGTTTACAGGTGGCTTCGTAAATAATTTAAAGAAAGGTAATTTAAGATTCGCTTCTTGTACCTCACCAGTAAAAATGTTTTCCATAGGTGGTACGTCAAATACCTTTTCTTGTGGTGCCTCGCTTACACGTTGTACTCGCATTGGCTCTACCTCTTCTGGTTCATCTTCACCAAAACGTCTAACTTTGCCAAGAGCGGCATCACCGAACTCGATACTTATTTTAGGAAAAATTGTTCCTTGTTCTTCGTCATCAAAAATATTCATGTCTTCTGTTAGTAATCCACCTCTTTGTAAATTTTGAGGCGCACCTCTAATTTGTTTAGATGCCTCCTCCAAAAGATTTATAGCATCTAAAACATTTTCTATCATCTCATTTGTTATGTTATGTTCTTTTTGTAAACGTTTACCTGATTCACCCATGTAAGGAGCTACTAAACTTTGTAGTTTTTCTTGCAAAGAAAGCTGCTTACCAAACTTTCTACCGTTTATAATAAACTCAGTACCTACATCAGTTGCTTCTTTGTTAATAAGTTGAAGCTCCTCTGTATCGCCAGCTTTAATTGCTCTTCTAGCTCGTCTCTCTAAACTTGGTTGTATGACAGAATTTATAATACTTAAATCAAGATTGTAACTTGATGGTAACTCAAAAGCACCTGCTAAATCTTCGGATACTGTTTTACCTATCTCTGCTCCTTCAAATCGGTGAGCTATGTTTACAGAATTTTTTGCGTCTTCAATTTGTTCAAGATAATTTCTTGATTTAACAATTCTACCAACGTTATCAATTTTGTTTTCTGGTGCTAAAAAAATTCTATCAAGAAATGGTTTTATATTTAAAAACTCTCTGCTTTTATTTTTAAGCATTTGCTTTGTAGGTGAAAGTGTTTTTCTAATCTCATCAACTTTAACAAACTCTGAAAAATTTTTATAAAAAATAGAATCCTTATTACTTAAATCATTTGCAAGTTCACTAAATTTTTTATCTAAAAATTTATTGAAAATATTTGGATTAGTAATGGTTTGTTTACGGCCTCTAAATTCAGGATCAGACCTTCTAATAAAATTAATAAACCTTACCATACTCTCTTTATTTTTTTGATCTAGAAAACCATCATCAATTAATTTTTGTAGCCTTTTGTCATTTCTTAAATATGTTTCAAATACATTTGAAGTATCAAACTCTCTTCTTGCAGTTTCTATTCTTAGGGCGGCTATCTCTCTTGGTGTAAGTATTGGATCATTTGGATTTAATTTATTATATTGTTTAATGCTTCTTTTAAGTGACTCACTTATTTTGCTTTGTGTAAATATTGACTCATCTGTTTTACCTTCTGCCTGTCTAAAAGCTTTTATAAAAGCCTCAGTTTTATCTGCTTGATTGTTTATATTATAAGCATCTGATTCCATTATCTCGTCATAAATTGTATTTATTTTTTCTACTTTTGTTTGAGTTCTTTTATCTGTTTTAGCTGGTCTACCTCCCTCTGGCGATTTAATACCTTGTGTCTCAATAAAGTTTTGCACTTGTTCAGGTGTTACTTCTGTGCCTTTTACAAAATATTTTTCAGGATTTTGATTTAAAGCTTTAGCTAAGTCTTCATTACTTAAATTAATATTTTTTTTAACGAAATCTGCTGCCTCACCTGAAAAGATATTTCTACGTGCTCCACCACTACCAGGTCCTTTCATAAGTAAATTTTGTTTTTCTGCCAAAGCAAATAATCTATTGTATTCTTCTTCACCTGTTCTTGCTGCAAAATTTCTAAGGTTTCTAGCTCTGTTTCCAGGTTTACCACTAAATATTTTATTATACTCTTCAACAAAATTATTTAATTTTGTTTGAGCTTCTTCAGCTGCCTTCGTTGTTTGTCTGATTGACTCCGCTTCTAATTCAGATTGTTTCTTTTGTTCTAAAACATTTTGTTTTGCTGTTGTTGTTGGGCTGTCAATAACTTCTTCAG